TTATAAATTGCTGATTGCCGTTTCAAATATTGAGACGGCTTTTTTTGCGCCTTCTTTTGTAGCGTGGACGTATGTATTTAATGTCATTGTTATATTAGAGTGGCCTAGTCTATATTGCAGATCTTTAGCCTCTATTCCAGCGTAAAGCATAATAGTAGCATGGGTATGACGAAAACCATGAAAACTTATATCGGGTACCCCAGCACTCTTAAAATGCCCCTGTAGTCTTTTTCTCAATAAGCAAGCGTAAGCGTATTTAGTAGTAAAAGGTGTGAACACAATATTTTCAGACCTTCCCAGCTTCCAACATTCTACTTGTTGGCGCTTTTTATACTGCTTTAAAAGTGAGATAGTCGCTGGATCTATTTCAATATCTCTTAGGCCTGCTTTTGATTTAGGGGTATTTGTTTCTTGATATCTGTTTAAAGTCTTAGATATACTGATCGTACCTGTTTTGAGGTTTATATCAGACCATTCAAGGGCTAGAGCTTCCCCAATACGGCAACCACTGGCCAGCAAAGTTTTATAAAGAACGTAATCAAAAAGATTTTCATATAAATTTAGATCCAAACTATCAAGATAGGCTAGAAATTTCTTTAATTCTTGATTGCTAAAAAATCTAATCTTTTGTTCTTTTGCTTGTTGCTTACGCGGAATAATAACATCACGGGCTGGATTGTGCTGGATCACTTGCATAGTAACTCCATATTGAAGTATACGGCGGTTAATATTGTTTAGAAAACTATAATTTGCGTATGCCCCCTTCTCCCCTCTATTCGCTTTATCTGCCCATTTATTTACTTGTTGCTGAATAATAGGGGTAGTTAAGCTATTTAGTTTATAATCGCCAAAAACGGGCAAAATATGAAGCCTTACAATACCCTCCATAGATTGTTGGGAATTTGGTTTGATTGTGTTCTTATAACTCTCCCACCATAGAGCAACTAACTCTCTATAAGTAGTGATCGTTGGTTTATTTTTAGCACAATATCCATTGTTGGCAAAAGTATTAATAGCTTCCCTAGCCTTGATTTTGACTGCCGTTTTAGTATTAGCCGTAATAGTGGTACGGGATTTTTTTCCCGTCATCTGATCTACACCTAAATAAACACTAGCACGGTAGACAGTTTGGCCATTCTTTTTTACTACGGTTTTGATATTCATTTTTCTTTTCTTTCCTTTCCATCAACAGGCAAGCGGATAGGTGAGAAAAGAAAACTAAATAAATGTGACAACGTTGTCACTTTTCAAGTTTATTAAATGCGACCATGTGGTCGTATTTGCCATTTCTTGGGCTTTCTAAATTATGGGACGTCCCATAATTTCAAATTACCCAACGTTGGGTAATTTGAAATCGTTCAACGTTGAACGATTTTATCTTATGTTGCAACGTTGCAACATTTCGAAACGTTACGAAATTTGATAAACGACAACGTTGTCGCTTTTTAATTTAATGAAAGTGATCTTGAAACTGTACTTACTAAACTAGTGCTTGATATTTCCCAATGTTGGGAAATTTAAATAGGGTAAGTTGCTTTTTAAAATGTCGAAACGTTACGACTTATTAAAGTCGTAAGGGTATTAATTTGGTCTTTTATGTATTATATAAAAATAAAAGGTAAAAGAGTGACTTTGTCTTAATTATCAGTATTAGAATTTAAGTCATTTTGTTCTTTAATAATTCCCAGTCCATCGTCTTTATCATGAAGACTAGATACCAATTTCAAGACAATTTTCTTGTCTGAATTAGAAAGGGTTAAAAATTTACTAAAGAAATCATTAAAAGGTATAGGTAAAAATGAGAGTGCGATATATGTATTTGTAATATCTTCTGATAAGATACCAGTCAAACTTTCTTCATAATCTCCATCTTGTAATTTGTGATAGTTATCAAGTATAACTTTTTCAATACTCTTTTCTATTAATGGGACAGCGTCAGTTTCAGTTGAGAGTAATAAAACAAATTTACCATTTTTTTTATTGCTCTCATTATATTCTAAAATAATTCTATTATAGTTTGGATCATTGAGTTTTTCACTAATATCAGAAGAACTCTCCAATGCTTCCCTCTCAATTTTGTAAAAATCCTCATAACCTAATAATTCAGGAACTGTAACATTGAAATAATCAGCAATTCTATTAATATTTTTAGATCTAATTGCAGTCTCTCCATTTTCCCAACGTTGGAGCGTTCTAAGATTGATTCCTAACTCCTGTGAAAGTCTATCTTGTGATAAACCTTTAGATTCTCTAAGATTTTTAATTTTATTCATATAAATTTAGTACCTTTCGACACTATTATAAGATATTACGGCACAAAAAGCCACCTTTTTTATAAAAAAAGAAGAAAATGCTTGACACAAGACATTTAATGTCGTAAAATATAATCAACAAAGGCATTTAATGCCGTAATGAGAGGAGGAAAAACAAATGCTTATTACTATTGAAACGGCTATAAAAGTAAGAAAAAAAAGAGCAGTCGAACAATTGACAAAAAAAGCACTATCAGAAAAGTTAGGGATTAAGTCCCAGACTCTAACGAAAGTTGAACAAGGAGATTATGATGCTCCAAAACGAATATATCAGTCCGTAATGGATTGGCTAACATGTGACTTATAATTTCTTTAAAGTGTTTTTATAAAATGAAAAGAAGGATACAAAAGGGACACATGATTTTGGAAAAAGACAACAAAAAAAGTCATATACTTGCCCCGACCAAGGTTTTAGTATATGACTTGAAAAGAAACGTACATAGAAAGAACAGCTTTCTAAATACTTTTTATGTACCTAGTATATCAAAAATTAGAGAGGTACACAAGATGGAAAGAAAGAAGATTTCTCATTATCCCCACTTATTAAGTAGGGTGGTGACACTAGTTTCGTAACTATACCATGGAGAAATTTCAAAATCAGATAGAACATGAACAAAAATTAAATAAATAATCACTTATTAAACAGGCAAGCGGATAGGTGAAAAAAGAAAAACAGTGTAAGAAAAGTCATGCTGACAGGGCAATTCTAAGGCTTTGTTTAGTAAATTCATGGATAGCTATCCATGAAAAATCGCCATAAAACGCCTATAGATCAGGAGAAATAGCTGATTTAGAGGGGTATAGAAGTTCAAAAGAGAATGAGGAAAATAAAATGAATGAATGGAATTTACCAACAGACAAAACCATTATTTTACTTGTAATTCTATTTAAAATTGTATGGAAAATATGGAATAGACCAAGTCCAATCAAACTAGTTGAAGAAAAAGAAGAAGTAGAAGTTTCAAAAGGATTAAATCCAGATTATGGGGCTTATGTTTGGTTAGCTGGCAAGCGTTTTAATTGAAAGGGGTAAGGATATGGAATTACTTTCAAAGGAAATTCAATTAGAATGGCTTCAAACACAAAAAGAGACTTTAGAAACCCTTGTGAATTTAGAAATGGAACGAAAAGGGAAACTAGATCTTATTACTAGAGAAGAATTAAAAGAGGCCCTAGGAGTTTCAGGAGAAACACTAAGAAACTGGGAAATGATGGGTTTACAACGCTTTCAAACTCCTATGGAGAGAGCTAGAAAAGTTTATTACCGCCCAAGCGATATTTATTTATTCTTATCAGTGAGGTAGAAGAAATGGAAATACAGTATTTTGAACCGTCTATAGAATTTAATAAAGCGATTTATAATGCTCCGTTGGATCTTTTGTTATTGCCATCTGGAATTGACAAGAAAAACGAAAAGAAGATCATAGAGCATTTTGAGGAGGTGAAAAGATGTATAGGCAAGTGATTATATTTCTAAAAAAACAAAAAATACCAGATTTTGACTTTATGAGGGATAACCCTACAAAGGTTTATAAAAAGAATGATTGGTATGCTTTTCCTTACTATGAACCACTTGGAGAAAACCTAACAGAGCAAGTAAGTTCTAAAATGATGATCCAGATTGTTACAAGCTTTAAAGAACTGGAAGATAGGGGCTGGCATTTAGTCCGTGATTTACCGATCAGTTATTTAAGTGGTGAATTATTAGAGTTTTTACAACTCTATGAAACCTATAAACTCGGATCTCTTAGGAATGGGAATAGGTTAGAATTTAGTGGGCAATTGCTTGAATTTGTGGCTTATGGAATTAATGATCGATCAGAAGTTTCATCATTCCTTAAAATGATGGTAGGGGCTGGATATGAATTAGATATTATCATTCAGATCTTTACAAATATTGTCAAAAGAAAAACCCTTGCCCGTGATTTTGTACAGTTAATTAGTCGTTATGAGGTTACTACATGAGTGTTAAAAAAGCATTAGAAAAGACAATACAAGAAGAACGGGCTTCCCCGAACTTTCCAAACCTTACGGAAAGAAGAGAAACAGAAACCGAAAATAATAGTCTTGGTTTAGTTGAAAAGGCCAAAGGGAAAGGCTGGGCTTCTAGTTTAGATAATTTGAGTAAGATTATAAGTGGCGATAGTAGACTAAAAGAAAATCTAAGATACAATGAGTTCACACATGAAATTGATATTGTTGGTTCATTAAAGCTTAATAGTGATAACGGGCTTACTGGGGTAGCAGATGATAGTGTTTTAAAAGAAATTCGTCTATATATTGCAAAAAAATATAAAGTGGATTTTAAAAAAAGCGATATTTCTGACACTTTGGAAGTTGTGGCCCGTACACAAGGTTACAACCCCTTGAAAAAATTCTTGCTAGAATGTGAAAGGGAATATAATTCTTGTGGTGATCCACCAGAAACATTTAATATTTTACGTCAATATCTTAATGTAGAAGATAGTAAATACAATCGGATAATATTTGATCTATTTTTCCGTGGAGCAGTTGCGAAAGTGTTTGATCCTAGTGTAAAGTTTGATTTTGTATTAGATTTGACTGGTAAACAAGGGGTAGGAAAAACACAATTTTTTGAAGGCTTGTTTACAGATCAATACTTCACAACCGTTGAAACTTTCACGGATAAAGACGATAAAGCCCGAATGGTGCGAAATTGGTGCATTTTTGATGATGAAATGGTAGCAACTAAAAAGACCAGTTTCCAAGAATTAAAAAGGTTCATAACTGATAGAAAAATCGAATATCGCCCGCCTTATGGTAGTACTGATAGGCGATTACTGAAAAACTTTGTTATTGTACGGGCAACGAACCAGCCCGACTTCCTGAATGATTTAACTGGGGAGAGACGCTTTCTAGTTGCAGAAGTCTTTAAAGATAGTTCCTACAAAGGTAGAAACTGGACTGAAAATGATCGTAGGAGGTTCTGGGGGGGAATGGTTAGGGCTTGGAGAGATAATAAAGACTTAACCCTATCAGATGAACAAGAAGCCCTAGTAAACGCTATACGGGCCAAATATAAAGCTATAGATGAAGAATTAGAAGATCTTGAAAGATATCTTAATACCCCATATCCCGAAAGAATGTATTTTAGCCCTCCTAATGATAAAGTTAGAAAGTATTTTATCCATGAAATCTTAACTAATGGAATTTGGCTTAATGGAAATGGTGAGGAAGAAAAACTAGATGAAAAATACGGGAAATTAGTTGAACGTGATCGCTTAACTGTTAACCTATTTTTTCAAGAAGTCTATCTGAACGATAGCCCTACACCAAAACAAAAGGCAAAGATTAGGCTAGCAATGCAAAATAAAAAGGATTGGGGGTATAAAAATAGTGTAAAATTCGGAAGGGTTGTAACATCTGGTTTTTTCAAATAAAAAATTAACAAAGGTAGGAATTTCGGAGAAAAAGTAGGAAAATAGCCTGAAAAATTCCTACCACTGAACCCGTTGGGAGAGTAAGTTTCTACCTAATAAATGGGATTGCGGTAGGAAACTAAAAATAAAATTCCTACCACTGAAACCCATTGGGAGAGTAAGGGAAAGATAATAATGGTAGGAAAATACAACATTTATTAATAAACTTATTATTATTAAATAAGTTATAGCTATATATGTTATAAGTTGTTAAGTTGTCTAAAAAAGATCCTACTTTCCTACTTTTTGCGAAAAGCGTTGATTTGACGGGCTATATTTGGTAGGAAAATTTTCCAACACTTTCCTACCAGTTTAAAAAAATCCTACTATGAATATTAAAAAAGGAGGTGTGAAATGGAAATAAAACTAAAATACAATGTAAAGGAATTTAATTTTACATATGATTTTAAAACAGAAGAAACAGCCAGAATGGCTTCGGAAGCGCTAATAGGCTATTTAATAGGAACTCATTTTAGGATAAATGTAAGTGTAGACTTTGCAAGTATCGAGAAAGATAGTGATCTAACGCAATTGTCAATAAAATATATCTCTGAAATTGATTTAAGTGGTATTTTAAAAAGAATTTGTAGCTTTTATGATGAATATCGTTCAGAAATTAAGCTAAATCTTGATGAAGAATGGGAGGGGATATAATGGATAAACTGACAGAAGGGTGGTTGTATTTCTTAAAAAATGGTATAATTAAGACTGTAGAGCTCCCAAAGTTTGGGGAATTGAACATTAAAATTTCTGATGGTGTAGTAACACTAGTTGAAGTAAAAAATAAAATTAAAATTTAAATACTGACCGAAACAATCGGAGGTAGGACATAAAAAAAACACTAACAGTTTTTTGTCTTACTTTCGGTTGTTTTTTAGTTGAAAATTGAAAGGAATAAAATAAAATGACAATGAAATTAAACGGACAAACTAAAAACGATTATGAACAAGCTAAAGCAAAATTTATGAATGCAGTTAAGAATAACGCATCACAAGAAGAACAAGGAATTTTATACGGAGAAATGTTAGATAAATTACAGGATCATATGATTTCTGAAGCACGTCAAGGCGTTAATAACGATTATAGCGCAACTCGAAAACCCCACTTATCGGGAGAAGAAATTACATTTTTCAATGAGCTTGATAAAGAACTACCAGTAGGCATTGAAAAACTGTTGCCAGAACAAACAATCGATCGAATTTTTGAAGATATTAAAAAAGAACACCCACTTCTTGAAAAAATCGGCTTACAAAATGCTGGCTTACGTTTGAAATTTATTAGTTCTGAAAATACTGGATCTGCAACATGGGGGAAAATCTTTGGCGAGATTAAGGGACAACTAAAAGCGAGTTTCGGAAGTCGTCAAGAAATTCAAAATAAATTAACCGCTTTCGTTGTAATTCCAAAGGATTTTAAAGATTACGGCGCAGAATGGATCGAAAATTATATTCGTACACAATTAACAGAAGCCTTTGCCTTAGCACTTGAAGAAGCTTTCTTGAATGGTGACGGAGATAACAAACCAATTGGACTAACTAAGAAGATTACAGGAAAAGCCCAAGACGGGGTAACCACATACCCTAAAAAGGAAAAACAAACTGGTAAGATTACTTTTGAAAGTCCTAGAGCAACCATCAACCAAGTGGCAGACATCTTTAAATTCCATTCTGAAAAAGAAAATGGGGAAAAATATTCTGATGTGACTAACAAAGTAGTCTTAGTGGTTAACTCTTCTGAAATTTGGGAGATTGAAAAAGCTCTAACTAACTTAAGTGATAATGCAGACTATAAAAAAGCAGTTCCTTTAGGCTTACAAATTATCCCATCAGTTGCACAAGAAAAAGGGTTTGCAACCTCCTTTGTACAAGGGCGATATGACGCATTTGTGGGTGGAGGTATCGACATTCAGCGCTATCAAGAAACTCTAGCGGTTGAAGATATGGATCTATTTGTTGCCAAACAATTTGCATATGGAAAAGCACATGATGAAAAAGTTTCTGCAATTTGGGAGCTTGATTTTTCTAAAGTTAACGGCCAAGGCATTGGGGGTTAATGAATGAAAAATAATGATATTGAAGAATTGTACTTTCTATATCTAAATTGTAATAAAATCTATCTAAACCCTTTCAAGAAACTGTTAGAAAAATGGTATGAAATGAAAGGGGAAAAAGAAGCAATCAATGCCCTTAATAATCTTGAAAAAGAAAAAGAAGACTTATTAGAAGAAATTGAGAGCTATAAAGTAGATTTTCAAAACACCTTGGAAGATCCAGGCAAAACCACATTAGATAAAGAGAAAGTTTTGTCAGAAGAATTTACAAAGCGATTAGAGAAAATACATAGTGAAAGTATCAAATATATTTCTAACTGGAATAATCTGATCGATCAAAAAATTACCCCTTTAATCTCGAAACTTAAACAGGAGTATTTAGAGCAAAAGGAAAGTTATAAAACAGATATCTGTATCTTTCTTGAAGACTTGGAAAACTTTTTCAAGGGTGGAGATATTGAGCAAGAAGCAAGATACTTTGTAAACAATAAGATTACAGATAAGTATATATTCAAAGTAGTTGATCCAGGTAAAAAGGATAAAGAATATTATACAAAGAAAGGTCAAGGACATCTATACCAAGAGGCCCTGGAAAGACTTCTAAAAGTATACAACCTTTCATTTGATATGATCTTATGGAGTGATCTACTACATGAAGAACTTATACTAGATCAAAAGGTATCAAGTGGTAAACCGTCAGAGTTCAATGCTTACATATCTTCAGTAGTCGATAGCTATATCGAAAGAAAAGAAAAAGAAATGATAGGTGCTTACAATATCTTGAATGGACTACCAGAGAAGAAGCAAAGCCTAATAGGAAAGATATTTAAATAG